TTGTATAATTTATTTATACCTATGGAATGGAATTTTGAAGGATATATAGATAGATATGGTATGCCTGTCTTTAACTCCCCAGCTAAAAGTGTAAGAGGAATTGATGATGAGGATATATATGTAGGAGCTGTGGATTATTGGACTAATGAGGTTGATTCGTTAAGTCAAGATCCTGACGCATTAAATGAGTTTTACAGGCAATTCCCTCGAACTGAGTCTCACGCATTTCGTGATGAATCAAAACAATCTCTATTTAATTTAACTAAAATATATCAACAAATTGACTATAATGACTCCTTAATTAGAGAGCATTTTGTAACTCAAGGATCGTTTAGATGGAAGGACGGAATCAAAGATTCCCAAGTTATTTGGAGTCCAAATAAAAATGGAAGATTTTTTGTAACTTGGCTACCGAGAAAAGAATTACAAAACCAGGTTATAACAAAGCTCAGCTCAAAGTATCCTGGCAACGAACATTTAGGCTCGTTTGGTTGTGATTCTTACGATATTTCTGGTGTAGTTGTAGGAAAAGGATCTAATGGATCTTTGCATGGTTTGACAAAATTTAATATGGACGAAGCTCCTTCTAATTATTTTTTTTTAGAATACATAGCTCGCCCTCAAACAGCAGAAATATTTTTTGAAGAAGTGTTGATGGCGTGTATATTTTATGGTATGCCGATTTTATGTGAAAACAACAAACCTCGGTTATTGTATCACTTTAAAAATAGAGGGTACAGAGGTTTTTGTATGAACAGGCCTGACAAACGATATAACAAACTATCAAAGACAGAACGAGAATTAGGAGGAATCCCTAATACTTCGGAAGACGTAAAACAATCTCACGCATCTGCGATTGAATCTTATATAGAAAAACATATAGGGTTAGATTTAACAGGAGCGTATAGAGAAAAAGATGATATGGGTGAAATGTATTTTGGTAGAACATTAGAGGATTGGGCGAGATTTGATATTAGTAATAGAACAAAATTTGATGCTTCAATTAGTTCGGGATTAGCAATTATGGCAAATCAAAAACATTTATATACTCCTGTTCAAAAACAATCAAAAATAAGCATTAACTTTGCAAGATATAATAACAAAAGCACAGTAAGTCAACTAATTAATAAATGAAAGACGTTAAAGTAAATTTACAGTCTACTGCTTTTCCTGATCAATTTGTTTCGGATGCCACTAAAGAAACTTATGAATACGGGTTACAAGTAGGGCAGGCTATCCAATACGAGTGGTTTAGAAAAGACAGTAATCAATGTAGGTTTTATAGTCAATGGCAACAATTTAACAAACTCAGGCTTTACGCCAGAGGAGAGCAGTCGATAGCTAAATATAAAAATGAATTAGCAATAGATGGAGATTTAAGTTATCTTAATTTAGATTGGACACCTATAGCTATTATTCCTAAATTCATAGATATTGTGGTTAATGGGATGTCAGACAGACTCTTTGATGTTAAGTGTTATGCAGAAGACGCTTTGTCAGCTGAACGTAGAGGTGCGTTTGAGCAAAACGTAAGAGATAATATGGTAGCCAAACCTCTGTTTGAGCAAATTCAACAAGACTTCGGGGTAGAAGTGTTTACAATGAACGAAGATGAAGTTCCAGAAACCGATGAAGAACTGGCTTTGTATATGAATATGAAATACAAGCCTGCTATTGAAATAGCAGCGGAAGAAGCTATCAATACTTTACTTTCGGAAAACCATTACAATGATATTAGAAAAAGAGTAGACTACGATATTACTACTATAGGTATAGGTATTACGCGTCATCAATTTCAATTAGGACAAGGAGTAGTTATAGATTATGTTGATCCAGCTAATGTAGTATACAGTTATACTGAAGACCCTTACTTTAAAGATTGTTTTTATTGGGGGGAAATCAAAACTGTTCCAATGACGGAGCTGGTAAAAATAGATCCAGATATTACTAAAGAAGATTTGGAAGAAATTTCTAAATACAGCCAAGCTTGGTATAATTATTTTAATGTAGCTCAATTTTATGAAAACAGTATGTTTGCTCGAGATACATGTACTTTGATGTATTTTAATTATAAAACCACTAATAGCTTTGTTTATAAGAAAAAAGAAACTCCAGACGGAAACTTTAAAGTAGTTGAAAAAGACGACCAGTTTAACCCTCCGCAAGAAATGATGGATGAAGGTAAATTTGAGAGAGTGGAAAGAAAAATAGATATTTGGTATGATGGAATAATGGTGATGGGTACAAACATTGTGTTAAAATGGGAGAAAGCAAAGAATATGGTTAGACCTGCGGCAGCAACTCAATACGCTTTACCTAACTATATAGCCTGTGCGCCAAGAATGTATAAAGGCACAATCGAGTCTTTATGCCGAAGAATGATTCCATTTGCTGACTTAATTCAGATGACACACTTAAAAATACAACAAGTATTATCACGAGTTGTCCCAGATGGTGTTTTTATTGACGCTGACGGGCTTAATGAGGTGGATTTAGGGACGGGTAATGCCTATAACCCTGAAGACGCTCTAAGACTTTATTTCCAAACAGGTAGTGTGGTAGGAAGAAGTTACACTCAAGATGGGGAATTTAATAACGCCAGAGTTCCTATTCAGCAATTAACTGCATCGAGTGGTGCTAATAAAATGCAAATGTTAATTCAAAACTTTAACTACTATTTAGATATGGTAAGACAAGTGACTGGATTGAATGAAGCGAGAGATGGTTCTACACCAGATCCTAACTCTTTAGTAGGAGTTCAAAAATTAGCTGCCTTAAATTCCAATACAGCTACTCGTCATATATTACAGGGAAGCTTGTATATAACTAAAACGATTGCCGAGGCCTTGGCTATCAGAACTGCTGATGTTTTAGAATATTCTGATTTTGCTGATGAATTTGCAATGCAGATAGGTAAATACAATGTAAAATTATTAGGAGATATTAAAAACCTATACCTCCATAGTTTTGGAATATTTATTGAGCTTGCTCCTGACGAAGAGGAAAAAGCAATGCTTGAGCAAAATATACAAGTGGCTTTAGCTCAACAAGATATTAATTTAGAAGACGCTATAGATGTTAGAGAAATTAAAAACATAAAAATGGCTAACCAGCTATTGAAGCTAAAGCGTAAGAAAAAACAAGAAGCAGAGCAGGCTGCTAAAATGCAAGAGCAGCAGATGGCCGCTCAAATGCAAATGCAAGCACAGCAAGCTAAAGCTCAGATGGATGCTCAGCATATTCAAATGGAAACTCAAGCTAAAATGCAATATAGACAAGCTGATATTTCTTTTGAAATTGAAAAAATGAAAGCTGAAGCGGCCTTAAAAGGTCAGTTAATGCAAGAAGAGTTCCAGTATCAAATGCAGCTAAAAGGCGTAGAACAATCGCAATTAGACGCAAGAGAACAGAAAAAAGAAGACGCTAAAGATTTTAGAACTAAACTCCAGGCTACTCAACAATCACAAATGATTGAGCAGCGAAAACGTAATTTACCATCTATAAATTTCGAGTCTAATGAGGATAGTTTAGATGGTTTTGATTTAGCAGAATTTGAGCCAAGATAGGCTAAAAATAAATATAATATAATTATTAACTTTGTAAAAAATTTAATCAAATGGATATAAAAGTAAAAGAAGTAAGTTTAGTTGAAGAAAAATCTGCTCAAGAAATTGAAGCGGAATTATTAAAAAAACACGAAGAGGAAACGCAAGCAGCTGAGCAACCTGTAGTGGAAGAGCCTGTAAAAGAAGATTCTACCACAGAAAGCCCTGCAGAAGCTGAAGCAAAAGAAAAAACTCCCTCGTCAGAGTTAAATGACGAAGACGTTCTTTCATATATTAAAAATAGATATGATAAAGAAATAAACTCAGTAGATGATTTATTTGCTCAACAAAAAGCAAATGAAGAATTACCTGAAGATGTTTCTGCATATTTTAAGTATAAAAAAGAAACTGGTCGAGGAATAGAGGATTTTGTAGCCTTACAAAAAGACTACAACTCTATGGAAGACGATCAGGTCTTAGCTAATTATTATAGAACTACCGAAGATGGGTTAGATGCTATAGATATTCAAGATATGATTGAGGAGAAGTTTATGTTCGATACGGACTTAGATGAACCCAAAGATGTTAAGAAGAAAAAATTAGCTAAAAAACGAGAACTTGCGAAAGCAAAGAAGTTTTTAAATGAACAAAAAGATAAATATAAAGTCCCTCTTGAGTCAAGTGGGGGTGGGTTATCGGAAGATCAGGAAAAAAATCTTAATGCTTATAAGAGTTATAAAGAGGAATCGGAAGCTGTAAATGACCTTTTAGTTAAAAGACACGACTTCTTTCTCAAAAAAACCGATGAGGTTTTTAGCGATGGATTCAAAGGTTTTGAGTACAACGTAGGAGAAAAGAGTTTTACCTTTAAACCAGGAGATGCAGCTGAAGTAAAAAATCGACAAGCAGATTTCTTAAACTTTGTTTCTAAATTTCAGGACAAAGATGGAATGATGGTTGATGCAAAAGGATACCATAGGGCTTTAGCGGCTGCTATGAATCCTGAAAAATTTGCACAGTTTTTTTACGACCAAGGTGTAGCCACCACGGTTGAAAGTGTAGCAAAGAAGTCTAAAAACATTGATATGGAAGTAAGACCTACTGCGCCAACATACAACAAAGATGGTTTAAAAATCCGAGCTGTAGGAGACACGAGTAGCGGAAGAGGACTCAAAATTAGAAGTATTAAAAAAGTTTAACTAAAAAAATTATAAAATTATGGCAGTACAAGCAGCACCAGGATGGGATTTGCAGCCTTCAGCGCAAAAACAGGTCTTGGAAACAAACTACATAACAAACTTTGATTTCTTGAATCAGTATCTTCCCGATACTTATGAAAAGGAATTTGAGCGTTATGGAAATAGAACAATTGCTTCTTTCCTTAGAATGGTAGGAGCAGAAATGCCGACTAACTCAGATATGATTAAGTGGGCAGAGCAAGGTAGATTACACACTAAATACACTAACTGTACTCTTGCAGGTGGTGGACCAGGTGTAGCTACAACAGCAAACGTAACAATTAATGATGCGTTTGACCCTACATTAGTGGCAAACCAAACAACACCAGCGGTTAGAATAGGACAAACAGTTATGTTATCAGATAACGTAGCAGGATCTACTCTAAGCAATAAGGCGGTTGTAACAGCAATTAATGTTGGTGCAAACCCATTAGTAATTACAGTAGCATTTTACGAAGCAACTCAGTTAGTACCTAACGCAGGAGTTGGATGTACAATGTTTATTTATGGTTCTGAATTTAAAAAAGGTGAAACAGGAATGCAAGGATCTCTTGAGTCTGATGACGTATTCTTTTCTAACAAACCAATTATCCTAAAAGACACTTACCAAGTAAGTGGTTCTGATATGGCTCAAATTGGATGGGTAGAAATAACATCAGAAAACGGAGCAAACGGCTACCTGTGGTATCTTAAATCTGAGCATGATACAAGACTACGTTTTGAGGATTACTTAGAAACATCAATGATTGAAGCAGTTCCTGCAGCTAATGGCTCAGGTGCTGAAACAGCATTAAGTACAGCAGCTGGTGGAGCAGGCATTGTAAATGCAGGTTCTGAAGGTATCTTCTATGTAGTAAATGATAGAGGAAATGTGTGGGGCGGTGGAAACCCAACTACACTTGCAGGATTTGATTCAGTAATTCAAAGACTTGATAAGCAAGGAGCTATTGAAGAAAACGTGATTTTCGTAAATAGACAATACTCATTTGATATTGACGATATGTTAGCAGCCCAAAACTCTTACGGAGCAGGTGGAACTTCATATGGTTTATTTGATAATGATGCAGATATGGCTTTAAATCTTGGATTTACAGGATTTAGAAGAGGTTATGACTTTTACAAGTCTGACTGGAAATATCTTAACGACCCTACTATGAGAGGCGGTATTAGTGCAGGAGCAGTTAATGGACTATTAGTTCCAGCTGGTTCAACTTCTGTATATGACCAAATCTTAGGTAAAAACGCTAAGAGACCATTCTTACACGTAAGATATAGAGCTTCTGAAACTGAAGACAGACGTTATAAAACTTGGATCACTGGTTCAGCTGGTGGAGCAAGAACATCTGACTTAGATGCAATGACAGTGAATTTCTTAAGTGAAAGAGCAGTATGTACTTTAGGTGCAAACAACTTCTTCTTATTCCAGCAATAAGTTGAATTAACTAATATTAGGGGAGTGTAAAAGCTCCCCTTATATTTATTTTTAAATTAAATTAAATTATATTATAATGAAAAAAGAAAAATATACTACCAAATTTTATAGGTTAACAAACAACAGAAAACCTTTATCCTATATGTTAGCCTCCCGACATTCGAGGCGTTCACCCTTATTACATTTTGATGCAGAAACAGGAGTAAATAAACCTTTACGTTATGCGCGTAATCAAAAATCACCTTTTGAAGACGAGCAAGATGGAAATGCAATTTTAGAACCTGTAGTTTTTGAAGACGGAATGCTTGTTGTTCAACGAGAAAATCAGGTCTTGCAAAAATTTCTACATTACCATCCTCAAAACGGACAGGTTTTTGAAGAGGTTAATAAAGAAGCAGATGCATCTCAGGAATTAGAAAGGGTAGAAAAGGAATTAGATGCGCAAATTGCGGCTAAACAACTCTCTACAGATAAACTAATTATGGTTAGCCGAGTGCTTATGGGAAGCAATGTGGATAAAATGACCATCCCTGAATTAAAAAGAGATATTTTAGTTTTTGCTAAAAATGATCCTGCTGACTTTATGAGCATTCTTAATGACCCTATGCTTGATTTACAAGATACGGTTTACCAATTTTTTGATGGACAACTCTTAAGTTTAAGAAATCAAAATAAAGATGTTTATTTCAATTTACCTAAAAACAAAAAGAAACTTTTAACTGTGCCTTATGGAGAAGATTACTCATATATTGTAGCTTCATATATGCAGTCTGATGAAGGTCTGGAAACATTTAAGTTGTTGAAAAAATACCTAAATAAGAAAGAAAAATAAAGCTTATCTTTGTGGGGAGAATATTCTCATATAACCTTTAATGTTATTATTTATTATGGAAAAATTTTTAAAAATTCCAGTAACAAATGAACAAGAACAACTTGTTTCTGTACTGGATGTAAAATTAGTAGAACAAGC